GTTCGCCCAGGCAGCACCCTGAGCGCCACCGCCAAACTCATTGCCCCAGACCCAGACATTGCCGGTCGCCAGCATCACGCCCCATTTCGAGGTGTAGGCCTGGCGAAGGATGGTCGAGACCGGATCGGTGCCGGCAGAGGCGTTTTCCGTCGTGCCGTAAGCTGCGGCAGCGAAGTCGGCATAGGAGAGCAGCTCCTTGCCGTGGCTCACCATGACCTCGGCAGCTTCCCACCAGGTGAGCGTCGAATAGGTCGCGGTGCCGTTGCCACCGAACATCAGCGGGCGGCGCGGCGGCGAAGAGCCGTCTGCCATGGTTACGTTGAACTTCGACGTACCGTTGATCAGGTGATCGACGCCGAGGTGGTAGATGTCGCACCAGAAAGCACCAGCCACCAGCGTCATGCCGCGCGGGTCCGGGCAGGACGGACGCCACTTCAGATCCCACATCGCGAATTCGTTGATGGCTGGCACCGCGTCACCGCCCGCCTGGGCCGCAGCATTGCCGCCCGGAGCATAGTGGAAGCCGCCAATGCGACGCGCGTTTGCAACGGGCGCCGACGTGAAGCTCGCCGTCGCCGAGATCGCGCCATCCGGATGGACCCAGATCGCATAATCCGTGCCCGCCGTCAGTGCCGGCATGGTGATTGCGGTATCGACCACAAACTGACGGACCGCGCCGTTTACCTCGACGATGGTTCCGGCCTTGATTGAGGCCGTACCGGCACCCGTCTTAATGAAGGCGACGGAGCGCGGGTCGGCCTTCACGAACAGGCCCTTCGCACGAAGGCTCATCGCCGTAGCAATGGCCGCTTCCGTGGCGGCAGCAGCAATGACATCGACTTTGTCCGCCGCTAGCTGGGAAAGAGCATCCTCGATTGCCACAAGCGCTTCGCCGAGGCCTACGACTTCACTGATGGCGTGATCATGAAGACCGAGTGCGGCCAGGGCTGTCGATGGCACCCACTTGCCATCTACGTTCTTTACCAGGACGTAGTTAACCGCAGCGCCCGCTGCACCCAGGACATCTTCGAGATCATCAAGACTGAAGGTGGCACTTGCCGACATCTTGGATGCCAGTTCTTCTGTCAGGCCGTCGATGGTCGAAATCGCCTGCGTGTGATCCTCTTCCGCCTTTCCCGCGACCACGCCTTGAAGGGTATAGATGATGGCATCAAGCATCGTGAGTGCCAGCGCTATGCGCGGGAACTCATCACTGATGTTTGTTGGCGGAACGGCATCCGCATTCGGGATCGGAAGATTGAGGTTAGCTGTTGCGTCCATGGTCATATCCTCAGAAGACGGCTGCACTGAAGTCACCGATCAGCAGCCGCGATGCCGGCCCACCGGTACCAGTGATTTTCAGTCGACATGTTGTCGCCGTCTGGTCCGTCAGTTCGTGTTTACGCTCGACCCAAAGTGGAAACGCCAGCGGATCTGTCTCTTCGAGCGGCAGCGCCACCCATGCGCCGTCGTCCTTGGAGATCTCCATGGTCGCCGACGAGCCGCCCGGCAGAAAAGCCTTGTAGTAGCTGGCAACCCGGACCAATTCCCCAAGATCAAAGGCGCGGGTCACATAGGTCAGCTCTTCATGGATCTTTCCTGCCACCAGTTGCACGGGCGCATAGAGGATTGGCGAAAGCTTCGAGGTGCCCTTAAGGACAGCTCGAAGTTCAACAGTCTCCGTCAGGAACTCATTGAACTGCAGCACCTGGCCTTCCGCGAGCCGATAGATCGTGCCATTCGTCCGCTCGACCTCAAATTCAACGGAGCAGCCATTCGACGGCAATTCGATCGCCGCCCGAACCTGAAGGTCGGAGCAGTCGACAAGGTCGAAGCTGCCCAGCGGAACAGTCTTCGTCGTTACGGGGTAAGCCCACGCGATGACACGGAACGACAGAGCCTCATCCTGATGAGCCGTCCACGTCTCCGCATTTACCGAGGAGAATCGTGGCGCAACCACATAAGGATGGCGAGATATCTTCTGCTGGAGACCAGCATCAAATCCGCCGAGCTTGGCAACCGAAACGGCGTGCAGATTGTCATCGGTTTTGATGACATGCCCGTGCAGACTCTGAGGGCCAGTGGTCACCGGCAACATGAAGCGAGCCGACTTCCACCCTACGGCAGCGCCTGCCATGGAGACGAAGGCCTCCGCCTGAATGTCGGTGGTTGGGTAGCCGTTTGCCGTGGTGACCTGGTTAACGACGATATCCTTGGTGGTGTCACCAATCCCGCAAAGGTGAAAGTCGAGGCCGATGATCTGCCGAAGCTCCGGTACAGCAAAAAGTTGAGCTTGCGGGTCTGACCCCCTATCGCGACCGCCACCAGACTCGCGCCTTTCCACCTGAGCCCGCGTCCATCGATTAATGGTCGTCACCTGGCGCATGATGCGGGTCTCAATTGTTCCCTGACCGGCGAACAATGTGACCGCTTCGGAGCCTCCCATGCCGCCGGCATAGACAGTCTTCGTTCCTGCGGTCACGTTCTGCGGAATGACGAAGGTGCCGGAGACCTCACCGCTAGCGTTCGCCGTCAATACGCCGGCGGGCTTCACATCGACACCATCAAAGGTCAACTCGTCGAGGATTTCGCCGGGAGCGAAGCCCTCAATCGAGAATGCAATACTGATCTGGCGCAAGAACTCGATCAACTCACTTCTGGTGTCGACAAGCTGAGTGACGGTATTGCTGGTTTGAAGTGGCCCGCCGTTGACCTGAACGCCTTGATTAAACTCCTGCGTTTGCGCTGAGAGCCACTGCTGCCGGCTAACCGTCCAGAAGTCGACGGGTGGCTGAATGACCATGGAAGCCGGCAGGAAATTGAAGTTCGCATACGGATTGATCAGTTCGCACTGGCTCTTCAGCTCCTGCGCGATGATCACCTCCTCGACCCCATCGAGTGTGACTGGAGCGGCGAGTGTCGTTTCGTAAAAAGTCGGATCGATGGCGAGCTGAAGGATGCCGTCGACGATAGCCCCGCTCTGCATGAGACCAGCATCGCGGTAGCTGTCATCCTGGAAGGGGTCGACAAATATGCCTTTTTTTGCCACCGGCTCACGGGCATCCGTCGCGTTCTTCAGGCGCTCCAGACCGAACAGGCGAAGCATGTCGAGGACCGTGTAGTAGACCTTCGCATTTTCGGCAGCCGTCAGAAACCGAACGCCGTCATTGACGCCGTCGACGATGATTTCCGGCGACGACATCCAGTCGTTGCGGATCTGGCAAAGCTTCAGTGCGTCAGTCGGCGCACCGGGCGGGCGAGGATTGGAGCGGGCCGAAATGCCCTTTATGTAGAATGGCGCACCCTCTTCAGTCAGGCACAGCCGATCAATGCGCGGCAATTTGCTGGTATAGGTCACAATGATGTCGCCTCCAGCCGCACCACCGGAAACCGTTATGGTCCTGTCAGTGAAAGCGTCTGCTATGACCGTCGCACGATACCTGTAAGTGACGGAATAGGCTGACCCGGCAGCCGGCTCCGCGCCCACCAGCCCCCAGTCCACGGCATTGGCGACGCGCGTAAAGTCGACGCCCTGTACGTAGGTCGTCCCGCCCTGCGTAACCGAGACGATTTCGGTGACGCTGGTGTCCGGCAGGCCGTCAGAGCCATTGGCGATGGCGCCACGAGTGACGGCGACCGTTTTTTGCTTGGTCAAAAGAATCGTGTTGATGACGCCAATAGGGGCGACATCAACGCTGAAGGTATGCGATGCCCCGCCGGGAAAGGTATGAGTCTCGCCATTGATGAGCAGCTCATCCCAGTCTTCAATTTCCTCGTGACGAAGCGCGGCAAGGCGGGTTCGCTTGTAGCCGTTGATATTGGCCTCACCCTCGGAGATCGAGAAGATCTGCTTCCCGGCATCTGTCCCAAGCCAGGTCACGCGGCAACCGCTAACGATATAGTTCCCGTTCGGTCGATCATACTCGATGATCGACTGCAGTGCGGGCGCCAGAATGTTCGGGCCGGTCTGATCGAGTATCACACCGTCCTGAAGGGTGTAGACCGAGAAGAAGACGCCCTCCTCTTCGGCGTCCTGATGCGACCAGGTGGCAGTGCGGATCTCGCGTGCAGCGCCCTCCTCTCCCTCGCCGTCAGACCCCGGCACGAGGCCGAGCAGGGTCGGGTCCTCAAGCGAGGTGACCCATGTGGTGACCAGACGGATTCCGACCTCTGTACGTCCCGCCATCTGGACGTCCGAAAGCACGCGTCCGGACACATCCCAGACATCGCCATCTGCATAGACGCGACCGCCCTCTATGGTGACTGTCCCTGCCTCGGTATCGACGAAGGCATCACCGCGTTCGATGCGATCGCCATCGCTCACCACGACCCGGCCCAAGCGCTTGATCAGGCCGCGCACGATCGTGCCCATTTCATTCAGTTCGGTGGTCTGGATGTATGGCCGCTCGCCATAGAAGATCACCTGCTGGATCTCTGGACGCGTGAGTGCGCGGTCGTAAGCAAAAGGCAGACCGGAATTGTGTTCGAAAGCCATCAGAACCTCACGAAGAATTTGAAACGCTCACGAACCGTCGTGCGGAGCGGCAGAGAAATTACGGTTTCGGCGAAGGCAATGCCCGAAGTCACTTCGGCAGGCTGCAGCCAAAGTGTGCCGGGCTTCACGCCGGCAGCGAGGGTCACGCCAGACACCAAGGCGACGGATGCGGCCACGACGCCATCGGCATCGCCGAATTGCGTCATCGCCTCGACGTAGGCTAGCTGGCCGTTAGAAGCTGGCCGGTAACTGGCGTTGCCAAATCGATATGGTCCGGAAATTGCTTGCGTGACGGGCCGATTTGCGCGGCAGCGCCGATAGCCGATGATATCACCCTCACCGTTCTTCAGGCGAACATAGAAGCTGCGGGGCGCAAACCACGCCGCCATGAGCTTCGAACGCTGAACGAGGGGATCATCAGCCCATGCGAAGTCGGCAGTCGCCCATGGGTAGTCCATATCGATCCAGGCAAGGCCACCGCCCTCTGGGATATCGAGCCAGTTGCCGATCGCGGTACCTTCAGCCTCGGTCAACGTATAGTCGATCTCGGTTGTCCGTCCAAAAGACCAAAGAGGACCATCGGCCCGAAGGCGAGTGCCGCTTTCCCGCTCAAGGAGGCTTCCGTTCAGCCGGCTCGCATTCCCGATCGCCGGGCCGACGTCGTACTGATGAACGCCGCGACGGAGCTGCGACCGCTTGGGAAGAGACAGGCGCGTAACGCCTTCGATCTGCTCCAGATCCGGGAAGTCTTGGTTTGGCAGGGCAGGAAAGCGAAGCTGTGTGCTGTTCCAGTATGCCCGACCATGCCACGCATCTTCCAGAGTGGCTGTATAGCCAAGCCATCCAAGCCCCTTGTAGACAGCCGCCGGCGTGCCCCTGACCCTCTGCCAGTTCACGCCCTCTCGACCAACGACAAGCGTGTAGAGGTTCGGGACGTAGGGCGTCAGCTCACCGAGCCCGTACTCATAAACGAGGAACGGCAAATAAGAGGGCGGCGGGTTGAATTTTGCGCCCCTGATGGCGTCGGCGCCCAGATCAAGCGCTGGCCAACGTTGCTCCCATGACTGCTCGAAAGCTCTCTCGAACAGCCCGGAGCCATCCGGAAGAAGAGACTGCATCAGTAAGCGCGCCCACGGTTATGAAGGGTGACGTTTCCGATCGAGATCGCCTCGGTCGGATTTGCAATGACATCGCCTGTCGGTGTGATTGGCACAACTCGATGCATGCCCGACACCATCAGCTTTGACGTCAACCAGGCACTGGTCAGATCTCGACCGAGGCTTCTGATTGCTAGCCAGGATGTCCTGAGGTTGTCCTCGGCTGTCGCTGAAGTTTCGGCTGAGGCAGACGGCAGCAGCCAATAGTCAGCTTCGATATCAATCACATTACGAACGGCAGATGCGACCGCAATCGTATCGTTGACCATTCGAACACCGGGCGCCTGCAGGGCGGCATTGACCTTGGAAACAAGGGCCGGGGAAGCAACACCATCCGGCGCTGTCGAATAGATTGCGACATGGATCAGGGGGCTGCGACCGATAGTGTAGACAAAAGCGTCGTCGACCCCGATGTCCGCCGACATGGCAATGAACTTGTATCTTTCTTCCGTACCGCCAGGTGACCGGCCTTGGATCGCCAGAATGATACGGCGGGCAAGGCGATCGTCGTTCTCGCCGGCCATTCGAAAGACATCATAGAAGGCAGCCAGATGATCGAGATCACCACCAGTGGCAAACGCAAGCAGATTGGCCTTCGCCGCTTCGTTGATCCTCGCGCGCAAGACTGTCTCGCGATAGGTCTCGGCTTCATTGCCAATCATGGCAGGATCTGTTTCGAGCAACTCGACGTCATAGGCCGGAAGGACGGCGCTGGGGTTAGCCGCGCGCACGCCCTCCCACACCTCCATGAACTTTGTACGTTGGCGAGACAGTATGCTTTCGTACTTCAGCTCTTCGATGACACCGGGCGACGGCAGAAGACGGAGATCAAAGGGATCGGTTGCCATATCCGGAGCTTTCATAAGGTCAGGCAGTCCGGACGGTGATTCCACGTCCGAAACTGACGGTGAAGCCGACAACCCGCTCGACGGTGAAGTCCCCGAGGTGGCCGCGCGGCCTGTAATCGGCCTCGATTAGCAAGCCGGCTTGACCGGCCCTGATCTCATCTATCGAGCCGGTTGGAAGGATGCGGCGAACCGAAAAGCGAGGCTCCCAGATATCGATCGCTGTCGCGACCAGCTGCATCCATGTGGCGAAAAGGGTGGGCGTGATGGCGCGACCAAGGATGTCGATCACGCCAGCACCAAATTCGCGGCGCATGACCCGACTGGATAGCCGGGTCGTGAGCGTCACCTCGACACCCTGAAAGGCGGAGGTGAGATTATCGATGACGGCGCCAGTGCGCCGATCAATTCCCGCCATCGCCGTTGCCAACAGGAGCGACATCAGCTGGCCAGTCCGCCGGCACTGGCTGGTCAGCCGGCGAAAGCCGTGACAAACCGAGGTCATAAGCAGCCTCTTCGGCAGTCAGCCTGACCGTCTTGGCATCCCGTACGCGGCGCCCATTGATCCATGGGACGCCCGGCTTGATCCGGAATTCGATTTTGCCATCCGACATAGCGGCGTCGGTCTCACCGGCTACCGCCGGCAAGGTGGATGTCTTCCTCATGATTTTCTCCTGATTTAGTCGACGGCCGACACGACCGAAGATCCTTCCACGATGGGCCACAGCCCCTGCGAAGAGCCGGAACCGACATTGACCATGTCGCCAATGCGGGCGACCGGTTTGCCACCTTCGCCACCAAGCTCAACCAAGGGCGCATCGACAACAACCTTCGAGACAGCGGAGACATATGCCACGCCATCTTTGATCCTGATCGTCACTCCGGCGTCCTTGAAGACGTTCGCCTCCATGTCGCCGTTCGGACTAGGATTGGCATCGGAATAACCGCCCCTGAACATCACGCCTTGCCGCGGATCTCCGCTGGGATTGACCACGCCGACAATCTGGCCCTTTTTCAGCGGGATCGATGTTTTCCCCGTCTCCGGGTGCGGATACCAGGGAGATAGGAACGGGGCCTGGTCCGTGCCGCCAAGGCGCAACCGGTAGCCCTTTTGCGCATCGACAATCTCGACCGGACCAACCTTCAGCGAGTTACCAAAGGCCGTCTTCAGCATCTCGACATCGAGACGCATGCCGGTGATGACGTCTGCGATCATCAGAACTACACCCTAACCGTGGCGAGACCGTCGATCTCGATGTCGATATCTGTCATCTCCGGCTCCGATCCATCGTCAGCCAGAGCCGGCACCTGATAGCCCAAGGCGTCCATTTCAGCCGATGTCAGACCATGTCGGCGCTGGAGCCGCCCCCGATCATCACTCGATCCGGTAACCAGCGACCGCATAATGGAGGCCTGAGTGGAGTATTCTGGATTTCCCGCCGCTTCGAGCGCAGTCAGGAAGCGCATAAACGCAGATCCCTCGTCGAGCGTCACACCCGGATCAGGCTCATCGCCCAGCGCGACCGTGAGGCGCATCTGATGGCCAGCCAGACGCTGGCCGTCGTCAGTGTTTCTTGCGCCGGCATACTCGATTTTGACGATTCGATAATGCAGGCCGCGATAGATATCAGCCCACGCATTTTCGGGATCGGTGAGGGCCTCACAAATCTGACGCTGGACGATATCCAGAAAGAACTCCCGATTTCGGTCAGAGCCGGGAATATTGATCCCGACCAGAACCGTCTTTTCGGTCGCGGGGTCGACCTCAAGCATGGCCGACGAAACGCCCATCTCGAAAATGATGTCGCACATACCGTTCTCGGTCAGAGACCGGCCCACGATGCCGTCAGTTCTTCCCTGGTCGGTGAAGACGGAAACAAATGGCTTGTCCTCTTCTGTGCGCAGACTGCCGTCGGCCTGAATGTCGAGTGCCCCATTGGGGGTGTCGAGGACATTGTTGCCGACGAGCGTGCGCCCCTTCAGGGCCTCGACTGCTGCGATGCGCAGCGCAATCCGCATCAGGCTCATTCTTCGCCAAGCTCCAGAACAAGGCGGCTATCGCCGCGATCATCGACACGAAGGACTTCAAACCGTGGTTCGCCGCGCCTCGAAAGTGCTCGGATGCGGTCGCCCTTTTTGAATGGCGGTCCCGCATAGCGGGCTCCGTCGATGTGAAGCTCGCCTTTTCCGGCGGCAAGCTTGGAGCGCCACGCGCGAGATGCACCAGGCGCCACGCTGCTTTCTTTTCCTCCGCCGACCCTCAGCACCGCATCGAAGGTCTCAATCGTGAGCCGCTCCGGGTCAACTTCTCCATTCTTCATGAAGATCAACTTCACGGGCTCGGCAAACTTCGCATCGACGGCGGAGACGATGCGATCACGCAACTCGTGGAAGCGTGCGGCGATAGGCATTACTTAGAACCGGCCTGTATCGCGGCGATGATTTCAGCCTTCGTCTGGGATGGATTGACGTCGACGCCAAGCCTCTTTGCCTCAGCAATCAAATCATCCTTATTCAAGGATGAAAGATCCGCAGCGGCGACAGTGTCCGCTGCTTCGCCGTCGACATAGCTCATGCCTGGCGATAGAAATTTGCCGTTGTAGTAACCAGCTTCGGTGACGAGCTTCGCGGTCATGGCGCTCTCCATTGGTGAGGTTCCGACCGCCCGATTGAGCGGTCGGTGATATCAAGCGCGAATTACATCGCCTTGGCGCTTTGGAGCATTTCCGGTCGCGTGCAGATGAACAGCGGGTAGCTGTAAAGCTCGACGCGGTCCCACTCGTCGCGACCGCTCTTGTCTTCCAGAACCATGCCGTAGAATTCCTGCCCGCGCTTGTTGAGATAGGGCTTGAATTCGCTGGCAGGCGCCCAGCCAACCTGGAAGGCTCCGCGAGCGCCGATCGGGAAGAATCGCGCCTTGTCGCTGGCGATGGCAATGGTGGTGCCGTCGTCCGTGCCCTGGTAGTTGATGAAGACGATGCCCTCGATCTCGATGGCTGAGTAGCCTTCGATGTTCTCAAGCGTCGGGGCCTTCTCTGTGCCGACCTTGGTTTCCTTGATCTGCTTGTGGTTCACGAGCATGTCGAAGAACGTATCGCCGACAAGCGCGCCGACCTTCGTGCTGGGCGTCCATGCACCCTTTGCCGCCTTCTGCATGGCGCGCTTGACGTCGCGGCACTTCTTGCGAACATCGGTCGCGTCGGAATCGAGTTCGAAATCGATTTCGGCCGGCTCAGCGATGTCCCAGAAGTCGTACCAGTCGACGAGCACGGTGGTTCCGTCAGCATCGAGAACCTTACCCTGCACGGCGCCGAAGCGCATGTGCTCCCAGGTGAGTTCCAGATCATCCTTGATGGCCACGGTACGACTTGTCACCTCGTCGACAACTTCGACGGTCTGGTCTTCGAAAGGCAAGGCCAGTACACCGGCCAGCTCGATAGCGTAGATCGTCGAGCCCTTGGCAAGGCGAACCGCTTCCATGGTCCGCATCTTTGCGCCCTTCGGAATAAGCTCTTCCGGAGGCGACCCATTGGCAGAGGTCGGAATAAGCGTCAGGACGCCGTTCGTATCCGCAATGCCGATCGTCCGCGAGCGCGAATAGATCGGCGAGAAAAGGTTGAGAGAGCCAAGAAGCTGAGGCTTGAAATCGACGCGCTCGACGATCTCCTCCTGCACCTCGATGGCGCCCCACGCATTCTGACTGAAGATATCAGCTACAAGAGCCATGGACTTAACCCTCCTTATCGGGCAGCGATGCCGAGCGCCGCGAGGGCGGCAAGCGCGGTGGTTTTCTGGGGATCGGTGACGCCATTCGCCCAGACAAGGACGTCGGCATGCACCTCGGAGTCGCGTGCAGTGACCGTGCGGCGGGCGGTCTGCGTAGTGGCGTCGCAACCCTCATAGAGGATGGCGGCGGCGAGTTGCGTGCCGTCGTTTGCGCCGGGCGAATACGGCTTGTACTGACCGATGGTTGCGCCTGCGGCGGTAATCTTTCCGAGGACGGCGCCGGCATCGAGCTTGCCGCTACCGGAAGCAATCACGATCTGCTCTCGGGAGCGATAACCGTTGGCTTCCGACACGATGTAATGAGCGGTAGGGCGCATGCCCTTGGTGAGCGTTACCATGACGTCGATCTCCTGTTAGCGACGCTTGTTGGCGCGGTCGACAGAGGCCGAAAGGACGGAGCGATCGCCCTTCTGCTTACCGTTGCCATCTTGCTTGTTGAGCCCGGACCCGTTCATCGTGGTGCGACGGGGGCGATAGTCGTCGTCATTGGCATCATCCACCGAAGCCTTCGGGGAAACGGTGAGCGTTGCCTTTGCCTGCTCGACCGTGCTGCCCTGCGAGAACAGATGCTCGGCAAGGGCCTCGCGACCCTTGGCCTCTTCGAGCGCCATGATCGCCGAACGGCGGTCGCGGTCGCCTTTGACTGCGGCCTCGATACCGCCATTTGCGGCTTCGAGGTCTGCTTTCAGCTTGGCATTTTCGGCGGCAAGCTGATCCGCACGTTCCTTATCCGTCATGGAGGTCTCCTCAGTTGGACGGTGTTGTGCGGCTGGTGCCGCCATGGTCGCCGGAAGCGACCAGTTCTTTTTCTTCGCCAGCGCGATCAGGTTCTTCGGTGCATGTGCGAACAGCCGATAATCGAAAGCCGCCACAGGCTTCGCCTTCTGCTCGGTTGTGTCGTCGGCAAAGCCTTCCTTCACAGCCTCGTCGGGAGTGAGCCAGCGCTCCGCCTTCATGATCTCGCGGCATTCTTCAGGCGTCTTGCCAGACTTTGCCGCATAGACACGCGAATAGGCCGTTGCCAGCGCCTCCAGTGCTTCGATCGTCTTGCTGTGATCGGCGGAGTTCCCGAAGGTGCCGCCGGCAGGATCATGGATCATCATGACCGCACCCGCCGACATGGTGACTGTGACGCCGGCCATTGCGATCAGAGAGGCGGCGGAGGCCGCGATGCCCTCAACGATGATGTTCGTCTCTCCGCGCCGTGCGGTTAGCAGGGCGTGGATAGCGGCACCTTCCGAGGCGACGCCGCCACCCGAATTCAGATGGACATCGAGTGGATCATCATCGCCGATGGTCGCAAGAGCGAGAACGACATCCTGAGATGTAAAGCCGTCCTCAAAGTAGTAATCGCCGACGTAGCCGGTCAGCCGGAGCTTACCGTCTTCAACAATAGCAGCCATGTTCTGGAACCTCAGTAGGGGCGCATACGCCCGGACATCGCGTAGCGGGTCCGTTTCGGCGTCTCGCCGCGTGAAATCTGACACTTGCGAATTGCTTCATCGAGTGCCGTTTTGACGTCAGCGAGACTTGCGTTCGCGAAGCGCGACATATCCTCGCCGAACCGTGCCTCGGTGACCATTTCACCCATGAGAAGCGCTTCTTCGACTTTGCGAAGCTTCACAGCTCTGGCGCACCAGTCGACCGGAATCGGGTCAGTCTCATCAACCATCAGGCAGCTTCCTTTGCGGGGTCTCGACTGCCTTCAGTGGCAGCGCCTTGTGGTCCAGCTCCGCCCTGGGATCGACCGAACGGGTGCGGAACGCCGACCTTCTCGAACTGCTCTTTCTCGCGGCCAAGTTGGACAATCTGCTCCTGCCCATTCTTGCCGCGCTTGGCGCAGATGTCGGAAAACGTTGAGATCCCGATCTCCAGTTCGATCTTGTCGGCAAGAACAGCCTTGTAGTTGTCGGCAGATGGCGCAGCAGGACCGTGCCACTCAGCCTGAAAGACCGCCTCTCGATGGCGCCGGAAGGCTTCGCGCCCGCCTTTGATCTGTATCCTTCCCCGCTCGATCATTTCCTCAAGCCACCGCTCATAGATTGCCTGAAGGAAGGGGGCCACGATCCGACTGCGACGACGCAGCACAATCGGCCAGATGGTCGCCACGGACATGAGGACCGAGGAATAGGTCGCGTCCGAATGGTCCATGGAAAGGGACTCATAGGTGACGCCCAGGCAGCGCGCGATCTCCCGAAGCAGGTTCTGGAAAAACTCGATGTAATCACTGCTTGGCGTCGACGAAGAATGCAGCTCCAGTTTTTCGCCCGGTCCAAGATGATTGATGCGGGCGGGATCGGACATCGAGATGCCCTTTTCCTTCAATGCGCCAAGACGCATATCCCAGACCTCAAGCAGGTCCTGCTGAAGACCGCCAATGAATTCATCCCAGGAGCCATCGCTCTGATCGAAACCATCGGGCATCTCGATGTCGCCCAATGTCTGCAAGGCTTGGAATGCGTTCTCACTCTGCTCTGGACTTGTGATGGTTGCGGCGAAAACGGTCTGAAGCAGCGTTTTCGCCAGCGTCGCGTCGGCGAGCTGATCGGACTGAGCAAGAACCTTCAGGGCTGGCGCGACTTCGGAAATGCCACGCGCACTGTTAAGGTTTGCGCCGCGATCCATCAAATGGATGACGTCGATGGCATCTATGTCCCGATCGCGCTCAATTCCACTTTCGCGAACCTTGAAGCGATAGGCTACGGCGCGATTGTTTGCGTCGTGGAAGATGCCCTGCTCAAGGCCCTCGACCTCCCTCGTGACGCGAGGGCAGCGGTGGGATGCGATCAGCGAAACTTTGGTACCGGTCTCAATCCCATACCGGCGACGATCGGCGGGCTCCATGTAGTCGAGAATGCCAAAGGCCTCGCCGGAAGCCAGATAGCTGCGCAGGGCAGCGTCTGCCATTTCGGCAATGGTCGACTTCCCGGCCAAGTCACATTCTTTGGGATTCCATGCGTAGCGTCGCCATTCCTCTTCGACCATGCGGCACCATTCCGCCGCCTCTTCGTCGGAGTAGCCAAGCTTCTTCAGCTTGGCGCGGCAGTTCAGTTTCAGCTCCTCGCCGATCGTGTCGCAGAGGATCTGCATGATCGCACCGGCGATCCACCCACTGTTGTGCATGAAATCGACGGCAAGTGCCGCCGCCCTTTCGGCGGCTTCGCGGACATCCTGCCGGGCGTCACGTGTCACGGCTTTGCGCATGCCCAGCACGCCGGATCGGTCGCCTCGCAAATAGCGAGCCACATGGCGGCGAGATGGGACGGCTTTGGGCGCACCAGTGGCCACTTGCGCAGTTTGCGCTTTGACCCGGATGCGGGGCTTGGCTTCGATCAAGAGTACGACCTCCATTTTTTACGGGACGGCCGGGACTTGCCCGAAGGCGCCGTCGGGGCTGGCGGCGCCGCTGATTTGGTCTTGATGAACGGGTTCTGCGCAGCGGCCTCGAAGAGGTCGACCGGCTCGTCGTGGTCACCATGCAGATCGCGGACAAGGTCGGCCCACCGATCAAGTGTAAGCCGTCGCTTGTTCTGAAGGTGCCAGGCAAGGGCAAAGGAGTAGACGGTGGCGTCAAACCAGTCATTGACCCGGCCAACGACCTTTTTCCATTGGCGACCCGCTTTAGGCTTGATGAGGCGCCGAGCCCTTCGGCTGACCGAAGACCGGGCCTCCTCTTCAGCATCGACAAGGCGCTCCGCTGTGAGTTCCTTGGCGAAATCTGCATCACAAAGATCCGAGGCGAAGTGGATCGTGTTTCGAGGCCACTGACCGGCCTCGGATCGCCCCTGCACCAGATTAGCCAGAGCAGCTGTAACCGCTGTCTTGATGTCGAAAAGACCCACCGGATAGAGCAGAACCTTCGAGATCACGCGCCGATTGTGATCCTTGATGTCCTTCTTGACTGGCGTCCCCAGCCAAGGAAGGCCGATCGGTTCGCGGCCGTCCAGCGCATAAACGTTCGGACGCCCGGCGCAGAAGCGATACACGCGATCGGTTGCCCACCCCGAGTCAACGCCACTGAGGTCGATTCCCTTCTCACAAGTGCCGTTCTGGATCGGATAGGTCCGTGCTTGCGCATCGGAGAGTTTGATCCAAGGCTCATCAGACTGGTCCGGAGGCCCTTCGAAGATCTCTCTATCGATGAGCTGTATCTGATCGCGCGCGCCGATGGCATAGGCGACCCACTTGATGCCGTAACCCTGAACGTCGGCGGCAGATACAACGAGCGCCGCCCAGGATGGTATGACCCGCGAGGGCAGTAGATGGGCTTTCGCAGCCTCGACGATTTTCTCCCACTCGACAGTGACGCCGCCGGGATCGTAAGGCTCCGCCAGATCCTGCTGGCAGAACGTCCTCATTTTCGTCGTGTCGCCCTCTGCGGCGATCCAGCGCTCCCAGATCTGCGACCACTTTTCGCGAGGAGCATAAGCTGCCCAAAGATGGTAGCTCGGCTGCCAGTCTCGGCACCTTCCCTCGCACGGGAGGCATGCCCACTCATCAATGTCCGCAGAAGCGATAGCAAGCGGCACGGGGTCGTCGTGCTCAGCAACCCTGCGAGCGATCCATCTACCGCGCTCCATCATTTCGCGCTTGTGCCCGTCGAAGATGGGCTTGTCGCAATTGAGGCACCGCATATGAACGGGCAGATCCTGCTCCGGATCTGGGCCGCGCATCATGTCGAAACCGAGAGCCTGGTAGGTGCTGCAGTGCGGGCACGGCAGATAAAAATACCGCTGGTCCCCAGCCTCGAAGTCCTCGCTGATTGTGCATTCACCAGCGACGCCCGGCGTGGACCCCTGCCACTCCTTGGCAAGGTCGCCATACATTTTCTGGCGCGCTCTCGCCTGATCGCGAGGGCTACCGCGACCGTCGACATCCTTTGGATAGCCGGTCGTTTCATCCATCGCGAGGTACTTGATCGACACCATCTGCAGACCCTTCGAAGAGCCTGCATTGACGATCTGGCAAAAGCCACCGGCGTAACGCTTGAATGACGTCGTACTGCCCTGCTCATCTCGGCTGCTAACCGGCATGACCTTATGGGCGATGCGCTTCGATGCCTCGATCGTCGGCTGAAGCTTGACGCGATTGAATTTCGTTGACTCTTCGATCGAGGGCAAAACGATCATCATCGACCCAGGCGCCTGGTCGACGATGAAGCAGAACCAGTTCTCGATTGCCGTCGACTTGCCGAGCTGTGCTGCCCAGCGCGCAGTTACGCGGCGGGCAGGGTGATCCGGGTGCAGGCAATCTTGCGGCTCGCGAAGGTACGGGACGCGGTCGGTGCGGAAATCACCAGGCCAGGGCGATCCGGACTCCGCAGAAACCTTGCGGTAGCGATCAGCATGTTCGCTGATTGTCAGATCTTCAGTCGGACGACTGGCAATCTCCATTCCGCGAAAAATCGCAACTGCGCCACTTGGCAGCTTCGGAAAGCGAGCCCTGATGTCCTGTATGGTCATTGTAGCGACTGGCTATGCTCCGAATAATCCACGGCCTCTTCGCCAGCATCTTCGCGGCGGCGCATGGCATCAAGTTTTTCGAGAACCTGACGATTGAAGGTGGCGAGGCCAGTCTTCGAAAAGTTCTTGAGGGCGAGACGAACGATCCGCTCGTCCCATCCGTATTTGAGCGAGAGAGCGCTTGCCTCGGTTTCGATCGCGCGCTCGAATGCGCTCTGCATCATGGCAACAGCATCGCGGCCGGCCTGATCGACTTCCGCGTAGGGCGTCAGCTCCTTACGTCGCTCGGCGAGGTCCATCTCTCGCAACTCGGCGTCAGCCTGCGCCTTACGGGCGGCGCCATCAGATTGCGTTCCCGAGAACCGGCCACCCGGCGCCCCTGGCGAGCCTGCCGAGCGCTGCGCGCCCTGTGGTGATGGTGACGGGATCGTTCGGATGCGAACATTCTCGCTGCGATGCTCGGCAAGCGCGATGAAGTCTACCAGGTTGGATTTGCCGTCAGGCTTGAGAGGAAGGGCCTCTGAATGCTGCTTCAGATATCGGGAAAGCGTCGAGCGATCGACACGGTCGCCGGCAGCCGAGAGGCGGGCAGCCGCCTCCGTGATCGAGATCCAGTCTTCGTCCATCGTTCCATGGTCCCGTGCATCACGTGTGCATGCACGTGTATTCGTGTACCGCTTGCAAAGTGTCGCACTGGCGAAATCCCGCAGTCGCGCTGCCCCGTGTCTGCCGATTTTACCGAAACGGTCCCTGAATGGGGGGGGCTGGTGCGCCGACCACCCGGTCGATATCACGGCACCAGCTTTGCTATGGCAGCGCCAACCCTTTGCTGAAGAAGCGGACCGGCGATCCTATCGAAGGCATTCCTCGTTGCCCCGCTTGTCATCTCCACCGGAATGATGACGCCTGATCTTGCGAAGGTGAAGTGGCGTCCGCCACCTTTGACGCTATGGTGCCGGTTCACCCGAACCATTACGTGCCCATTCCATTCCTCGACATCCTTGCGGTTCGGCCACCAGCCGCCTCGCATGAATGCGCCGGGATAGAGCGTCGACTTGCCGAATGGTCTTGCGACAACGCCGGCTTCTGTTTCCCTCGGGTTGAGGTACTTGAGCCGGATGTTCCCGCCACGAGTGACCATGTCGTAAGACAGCTTGCCCGGCCTCGCCCTTGTCGGATCTCCGACCGCAGCAACGATAGTCTTCCTCGGCAGTCCGGTCTGTGCTGTCAGGTTGCGGACGACTTGCGTCTTCGCCCTGTCGCCGACTTGGTTGACGATACGAGGAAGCACCGTCGGGAAACTCTCGTGAAGTAATATAACGCGCTTGCCGTACTGCTGCAGAACCTTGTCGGCCCACGCCACATGAACGATGCGCGTCATCTGGAAGCCTCAACAGTAGGTATGAAAAAAGGCGATCCCGTTGGACCGCCTTCAAAGCCATAGCTCACGCTCAGATCTTGAATCGATGTCTCGAAAGAGACCGTCAAGACTGGGTTCCGAATGACCGTCACCCTTGTCCTTGATGGAGGACGGTTCTCGCAGCGCTAAGGCTGGGATCGGAGGGTGGGGCACAAATTCGCAGTGGCCGTTAACCAACGACTCTCACAGCCTTTCGAGGAATGCAAGAGGCATGTCCGCGATCTCGAAGCAATTTCCATCGTAAGCGATTTGCACTCGCGCACGGCCTTCTCGCTTCCATTTGACCGCGAGAACGACGCAGTCAATGCCAGCAAACGGCCCGCATGTGATCCGAGCCTTAGTTCCCTCGCAGATGCTTTTATCGGTTGGCATGCGAGATATAAGTGAAGGCGTGAGCTGTTGGAATCGCTTCACTTCTTTGTCGCTGACGACCAGATAGCCCGTCAATCCTGCCACGAAACCGAACACGTTCTTCTGTCTGCGCAGCCCATCAAAGGCCTCTGGAGATGGCACAAAACGCACAAGAACATAACCTGAAAAATACGGCCGTTCGCTCTCCAGCTTTCGTCCACGCCTCACCGAGGTGACCTTTTCGCGCGGCACAAGCACCTCAACGCTACATTCGGACAGCAGTTTTTCCACAGTGAAGTCGAAGCCAGTTGCTACCTGAAGGCAGAACCAACGCGCGCCATGAGCTGAGTCGCCACGAAAGTCCTTTGCCGCGAATCGAAGCTGCTGGCGCGCCAGCCTCAGAACGCGGCCTTCACGCTGCGACCTTCTCTGGTCTGCTTCTGTTGGGGCAACCAAACCTGAGATCCCTGCCACCGTCTTTGACATCAAAATTACCCCGCTCATGCTGTTAAATTGAAAAACTTCATGCCGCATCGTCGCTCATCCCTCTGCCTGTAGCCTCGTTCAGTTTCGCTTGCAGATCCTTCATCGCCGCCTCCGGCTTGCCCTCAGGCATCCACAACCAATCCGGCGTTGGCTCTGCGAACCATGGCCATCCCATGCGCTCGTGCATCGCCTTCCAGGCTGCCGCCTCCTCGCTGTCGCGATGCATCTTCACGAAGCCTTCCGAGATCCCGACGAGCGGCCCATGCACCAGCATCCCCACTCGCCTGTCGGCCTTCTCGTGCATTTCGGTAACCTTCGGCCATCCGTAGCGCGCCATACGCTCCCGGTTGATCTGTTGAGCCCGATCGGGGTCTCGCGACTGCGCAACCTGCCATTGGCTGAGAGCCGGCCACCCTTCCCGGCGCATCGGTTTCGTCAGCTCGGCGAGCCTGAGCGCCATCCATGCGCGAGAAAATGGATTATGAACGGTCGGTGTGGCCACAGCCGAGGTCGGCTCGTCCATCAACAGCCACTTGCGTTCCCGGAGATAGACGCTTGGCCAGACGAAGCTGCCCTTGACCGCCTGCGTCGCCTTGATGAAGGCAGGCGTCCTGGCAATGCAGTCTTCCCGCTCTTGCCGGCTCATCGCTATCCATTCCTTCAGCGCAGCCTCTCGGCTAGTGCCGGCGTAGCCCGGATAGGTCGGCCACCACTTGTCGAACTTGCGAATGATGGTCTTGGGATTTTCTTCCTCTTGTCCATCGCGCTCGCTCGCGCTCTCTCTCTGATTGCTATCATCAGTAATTGCTAGAACTGAGTTATTACTAAGTGCCGATTTTACCGGCGCCGGTGAATCCGGCGACGGTTTTGCCGTCGCCGGCAAATCAGTCTGCGGTAGAAATGCAACACTTTCGCTAGCGATCTGATTTCGTTCGCCTTCTCTTGCTGTCGGCTCATCGTAAATCACCAGAACTGATGATGAGAACTTCCCATCCTCCCTGGTCTGTTCCCGGTCGGCATAGCCCACCTCGACAAGCTCGGCGATCATCTTGCGGGCCTTGTCACGGCCGCATTTTCCGCGTTTCACGATGTCGCCGATCACCACGGTCCAGTTGTCTGGCTTCGACAGCAGATATCCCAGCAGCCAACGCGCCTCCATCGAGAGACGATCATCTTCAAACACATGGTTTGGTATGGCTGCGTAGCGCGCGTTCCGCACTCCGCGCCGAATTGTCTGCTCGCCGCTCACGCTGCCATCTCCTGCTTTGCCAGATGCATCGCGTTCGCCGCCACTAGCGCCTTCGCCACCGGCGGGCAGACGCTGTTGCCGACACAGGAGACCTGTACTGATTTCGAAAACGGCACCCATGCCCCACTCTGGTCGCGGTAGCCGTCGATCTTGTAGTCGCGCGGGAAACCCTGAGCGTTGTAGAGCTCGCGCGGCGTCAGCATGCGCATGCCGATATCGACAATGACGAAGGTCATGCCGTCGATGTCCACAGTGACGAATTCCCGATCGTCCCAGACCCCATGCGCCCGAAGGAAGTCCGCCACCTGCCGAGCCCTTGCGGCCTGAGCCTCTGTGAAGGGCGGCACGCCGACCAGAGCCTCGACATGGCCGAAACGCTCGCGCGTCGTGGCCGTGTGCATCGCCTCATCTTCGCGACCACCCTCGCCGTTCCCGTAGTAGGACTGCAAGTAGGGAAGGATCAGCTGGCTCTTGCCCTGCCCGTCCGCCATGGTCGTGGCCAGAGGCTCGGTAACTGCATGGCCGGTGCTGGTGCCGAACTGGCGCGCGATATAGGCCGAGACAAGCTGCTGGTGACTGCCGCTCTGCGTGATCGTCGATGCGGCCTCGTCCAGCGGCCTGCCGGGATTGACGCCGCCAATGCGCCGGCTGTCATTGTTGAACTGCGCCATCCATGCGCACATGACCGCGTTCTGGTCTTTCTCGCTGGCCGTCACCGTCTGCAACTGGCCGTCCACCGGCCTGCTCGCCCCGCCCTGTTGGGCATAGGTCAGAACCGGAGCCAGGACGCCCAGAGGTGCCGCGCCGCCCGGCCGCTTGATATAGCTGTTCGCGGTGATCGCCCCGAGCTGGTCGCGCATGTCACAGCCGACCGCGCCGCCGTTGAAGCGCTGGATGGATGGCGCTACCAACGCCTTCTCTCCCCGATGGGCAGCGGTGATAACCCGCATGGGTTCCGCTATATCCTCCAACCTTCCTCCGTGAGTGAGGTTGACAAGGAACGGCCGCTTGGCCTTGAGCACGAAGCGGTCCATGCCGCGAGCGATCCGCGCATGCGAATTGTCAGCCAGCGGCCGCACGGCCCGCACATGGTGCTTTTCCCAGATCTCTTCCGCCGTGTCGAAGATCGACGGGCATGGCAGGCTGAAATCGATCTGATCGGCAACGATGGGCCACGGCAGCTTGCGGCCAGCGATGACATCCGGATCGTCAGGGCTGCCATGCGTCGGCTCGGGCCAGACGATCTTTTGGCGGTCGAAACGGATGATGATGAAAAGCCGTTTCCGGATTGTAGGCGCCCCGAAATCCCGGCCGCGCAATTCCCGCGTCTCGATCTTGCCGCCAAGCTGGCGAAGCTTCCGGCACCATTTCTGGAATGTCTCGCCCTTGCGTTCCGGATCAGGCATTTCGCCACGGTCGGTGTATTTCAAGGGGCCGTAATCCTTGAACTCCTCGACATTCTCCATGATGACGATATCGACCTTGCCGCCGCTTTTCTGGATCCGCTCGATCCAGCCCGGAATGATCCAGCACAGGTCGCGAATGTTGCGAGATACGGGCTTTCCACCCTTCGCCTTGGAGAAGTGCTTGCAGTCCGGCGAGAACCAGGCGAGGCCCACATGCTTTCCGCGCAGATAGTCCAGCGGGTCGATCTTGTAGACATTCTCCGACAGGTGCACCGTCTCGGGATGATTGACCGCATGCAGCGCAAGTGCCGCCGCATTGTGGTTAATGGCATAATCCGGGGACCGGCCGAGCGCCTGCTCGATGCCGGTCGAGGCGCCACCACCACCGGCAAAACTGTCGATGATGATCGGCTCGCCGGAATACGGCAGCGATGCTGCCGCGAGCATGGTCCCGGCAAAAAGACTCTCACGAAACATGCGCACCTCCGCTATGTTTCACGTTTCGCCCGGTGAAACACTCTGATTTCTTTAGATTTTCTGGTTCGAGGTAAAAGTCATCGATATGGCAGCCCATCCAGCGGCAGAGCGCGACCGCGCGTCCGGCCCCGATCACCTGACCGCTCATGACGCGTGAAAAGTCCGAGTTGGTAATGCCGATCTCGGGCGCGATATCCCTGATGCCACGATGGTCCTTGGCGCGATGGCGCCTGACCTCGACGGCGAGACGTCGCCAGTCCAGATCCCCGTAGGACGGATCACGCCCATTCTGCAGCCCGCTCATTCTGGCTTCCTTTCATGGACCAAGGGATCGATGCCCATGGCGCGCCAGAGCGCGATGCGGTGGGACGGATAGATGCGCCCGTCACCTCGCATGGCGCGGCGGGCGACAGGCGCCCTCACGCCGGCTGCGGCCGCGAGATCGAGGATGCATTCCCGCTCGGCTCGGATCCGGCTTTCGTCATGCGCCCGCTGTTCGAACGGCTTCGATGCGGCCAGAACGCCGGCGCACATCACATGCGCCTGCAGGAAGAGCGCCAGCATGTCGGGTCCGAAGTCTATGCGAGACGTCATGCCGCCACCGCCTGCCTGCCTTGCAGCACCAGGTGCCGCCCGTCACGGTCCGGCGCGTCGGCGGGCGAGATCAGGCCATCGCTCTGGAATTCGGCAATCAGTGCTTCGACAGTCGAATCCCGCCTGCCGATACCGCTGCACAGTTCGCGCCTGCTGAAACTCTCGCGCGTCCCGATCCAGACCAGAGCATCCTGACGGTCGCGATCAACGCGCTCGTGTAGCTCCAGCTTGACCGTCGTTCGTGGGGCATCGTCGAACTCGATGCCGAGCGAATTTCCGCCTTCGCCCGGCTCAAGCACGTCGACATCGGCATAGTCCGCCCAATCTATCCGGCGGCTCTTCGTCCAGCCGTCGGCATTGCCATAGCTGCCATCTTCGTTGCGCTCCCAGATGAACCAGGCTGTATTCATGCGGCTGGAGGCTTCCGGCCCCGTATAGCCTTCACGGTGCATCATCGGCAGCCGGCGCTTGAACTTGTAGATCCGCGATGGCGCGCAATCCTCCATGACGAAGTTGCGATCGTCATCGTCGAACCCGAATTCGAAATTCGAGTTGAGCAGCAGCGCCATCTTTCGCGGCTTGTGGACACGAAGGGCGTGGGCAACGAAGGCATTGAGTTCCGCGCCATAAGGAGGGTTGGTAACGATGTCCGGCCCGTCGCCAGAGGCGTCAGGCTTGCTCAGCAGGAAGTCACCCACGCTCTGCGCGTCGCTAGCCTCGGAGACCGCGCCGCGATCCTCGATATCAGACAGCAGGACATCGTAGCCCTGCCCTTCCAGCACCCGACCGATGGCATTGAAGCCGCAGGCCGGCTCCCAGATCGTCGCGGTGAAGCTCTCATGCGCCAGGAGCGCGATCGTTGCCACCCGTGGCGTCTGATAAAAGTTCTTGCCGCGATCCTCTTTCGAGGCTGAGGCCGTGCCGATGGCCGCGCGCAGGTTCGCCTTCGTCGGCAGAACGCCCCCGGCAGAAAGCACAGCTATGGTGCGAGATATGACGCCCGGGTTCTTCGTCTCGGCATCCCGCAGCTTGCGGGCATCGAGAATGACGCGCTTGTCGAGCCGGAAATCGGACAATTGAAAAAGGTCTTCGCCCGCGACCTTTTTCGGGCGCCCCCGAGTGGCAACGACACCCGCCGCCTGCGCCCGGTCGTATTCATTGGCAAGTGCGACCTTGGCGAGGCTGCCAATCTCCAGCGCCTCGGCCACCATGGCGTTCGTCTGGGCGATCAGATCTTCGCTGGCCTTCATGCGCGCTGCAAAGCCGCGTGCCGCCTTCGCCTCGTCATAGGCGCCCTCGGACAGGAACAGCGCTTGCCGCACGTCGCCGGTTTCAAGAAGGTAACGCGCCTCATCAATGCGTGAGAGCAGCGCGGAAATGTCGGCATGATCGGCGCAGATAGTCGCAATCTGGTTCATCGCCCGCGCTCCGCCTCTTCGAGGAGCTGGCAAACCACCTGTTCGCTGATGTTCAGGCGTTCACCAATGCACCATGTCGAAAGCTGCTCGACATGAAACAGGTGCAGCACACGCTCCATGCGCGCCTGTTTTGCCAGCAGGATCTGCCACCGGAAGGCAGGGGAGCAGAACAGCTGAGCTTCGTCGGTGATCGGCTGAATCATGCCCTGCCCTCGCCTTGGCCATTGGCCGAGATTGTCCAGAGTTCGGCACAGAGCTTCGAGCGATCGCCGCAGGGCCGCTCCACCTCGATAGCCTCGCCCCGCGCAATGAAAACCGCACCGCAAGCGAAGATCGCTCGCGTCCGATGCCATTCCGTCCGCAACTTGTGCGGCTGGCGTGGGCCATCGCAGGCTGGACAGGTCTGCCGCGCTTGAATGCTCTCGATCAGGGAACTGAGAGCGCCGTTCATCGCGCACCCTCCCGCGCCTGGCGTTCGCGTCGCCCATCGACCCATCGAGCAGCCATAATCCGGCCCTGGTTGCGCGCTGCCGCCTTGGCGTTGCGAAACTGCAGCTCGTCGCGCATGCGGTCGATCTTGCCGCTAACCTGTCCCGGCGTGCGTTTCATGCGAAAGGCGATCTCGGTCTTGCTGCAGCCGGAAAGCCAGAGGCGGCGCAGCTCTGCTACGTCACGCTCCGACCAAGGCAGCGGAAGGTGCAAGGCGGTGCTCATGCCCCCCCCCTGCGGTAGTCGCGCCAGACATCAAGAATGCGCACGACGGTCGCCTCAGAAACGCCAAGCCCCCGGCTGATCTCGTCCGTATCCCAGTCGTTGGTGGAGTTCAGAAGCAGAGTTCCGGCAACCACCGCATCAAGATCCCGATCGGTAATCGGCATACTCTTTTCGCGGGCGCAGACAGCAGCAAATCCCATGTCGAATACAAGCCCTGCCCAGACGGGACTGCTCATCCCACGCTCGGCTGCCTGCCTTTGAAGGGTGAGCTTTGCTTTCTCGGTGACGGACACGGTCAGCCCTGTCATCTTGGATGGCGCCCTCATGCCCCACCTCCAACCTTGCCCTCGAAAGCAGCGATCTCGTGTTTCAGCTTCGCCAGCTTGCCTTGAATGTCGCGCCCTTCGCCGGGGTCCACATGATTGTCGTCAAGTGCGCCATGGGTCGTTTGTTGCACCTCAGCAAATCGAGCCGACAGCGACGATAGATCACGATGCGTCAGGCCTTTCTCCCGCTCCGGCTGCTCCTCGGGAACAAGGCGATATCCGAGCATCCGAGCCATGGCCTCGACGATCAGCGGGGCGCCGGCCAGCCGGTCAACCTCCAGCGCGACATCGAGCGGCAGGAAATCTTCCGTCTCGCGATTGATGCAGATGCTGATGCGGCTTTCAGAGATCCGGCTCATGGCCGTGATCTGCTTGGCGGGGCCGCAGACATGCACGGCAGCGCGGCATGCCGTCTTCAGGGCGTTACGCTCGTGATCGGTGGAAATGCGCATGGTTCGCCCCGCTGGAAGTCAACAAAAAAGACAGAGATTTTCTTTCGTCGCCGGGGTGTCCGGCGGCGTGTATCGCTGATCGGGATTCAAGGAATTCAAATCACGGAGGACCGCATGCGCGAGGAAAGGACACGGCAGGACGGACGAGTGGCGCAACCGCAACACCGCCCGTCCGTCCGCCACAAGCAGCCGCCACGGGTACGGGCGCAGGGCTGCGATCAGCAAGAGAAAAGCCCGGAGCTGCCAGCGCAGCCGATAAGGTCCGCCACCGCGCGGCGCTCCGGGCAGGCAACGCGCCGAGGTCAATCAGGCGCGTGGGAGAAATCAAACTGCTGCGGACACGGTTCGTCCGATGGCGGCGGCTGGCCATACCCGCAGCAATCTTGCAGCCGGCCCCATCACAAGACCGGACAATTTCGCCTGCCGGGGCACCAAGGATTGGACGGAGCATGGCGCCCTGGCAGACGACGGGCGGATGCCCGAGGGGTGAGAGGCGCGCGCTCATTCGGCAGCCTCCGCAACGGAAAGAATTGGGCGGGGCACGCAGGCAGGCCATTCCGCGCCCTCAGGCCAATGCTCTGAGAACCAGCATATGGCGATTGCCATGCGGCGCACGCCCACGTCTGACCCATTCCTGATGGCAGCAATTCTCTTGCCGTCGGAAAAGATCTTTCCAGACAGAGTCGCTTCTGCCGCTCCAGTTGCCGAGCAGTAAGCCTCTACAAGTAAAAAGAAATGTTCAAGCTGGGTCATGGTCGAAACATAAGGGACATGTCCCTTACGTGTCAACGGGAAATGTCCCTCTGTTTAACAACCAACCGAAGCGGGATAATTCCCTCATGCCGTCCATCAACAGTGAAATCGTCCAGCGAGTCTTGAAGCGCGCCAAGGAACTGGGTGCGTCGCCGCGTCAATTATCCATCATGTCGGGACATGGGCCAGATCTCATCCGAGATTGGAGGCGCCCTAAAGCCCCTTTGCCACGAATTGACTCCTTGCAAAAACTGGCCGAAATTATGGGGGTGAAGGCAGGGTGGCTTGCGTTTGGAGATGACACAGAGAACCGCCTCTCAGGCTTCGAAGTACCGTTGATCTCTTGGGTTGCAGCAAGCCGTTATGACGACAGCGGTGAAATTGAACGGGCCGACGAGGCGACTCGGATTCTCGTGGGTGACGCTGTCAGTTCCAGGGCATTTGCATTGCGGGTGGTCGGTGACTCCATGAACCGCATCGCCGATGATGGGTCAATTATTGTAGTGGACCCAACAATGCGCGAGCTTCTTCCTAGAAAGTACTATGTGTTCGCTAACCGAGATGGCGCTACGTTCAAGCGCTTTATGTCGTCTCCAGCCCGAATTGAACCATGGTCCACCAACCCCACGCATGAGGCGCTGGAAATCGACGAAGGCACTCACGTCGTGGGGCGAGTAGTTAAGGTGTTGCAAGACGTTTGAGGCCAAGTCGCCCTATTCTCTTTGCCACCGTCTTGCTTAGGGCTGCCGGCTGCGCAGCAAGAATTCTTTCTGCATATTCAGCGCACAGCGACTCTTCCCTGCCGGAGTGCGTCATCATTCTCTTGGCATTTAGAGCCTCCTCGAAGGTTGGTCTCTGACCGTCGATCCAATGGCGAGCCGCCCATTCCTTCCAATCCTGCGCCGGGCCATCAGCCTCTTCGAGAAGTCCTCTGTCCTTGATGTATCCCAGCATAATCTCGACCTCAGCCTGAGATACGTCGTGATCGGCTCTCGCAAGCCAGATGAGCGATAGCAAGCCCCTGTGGGCGCGCTTGATGGCAGGGTCAAGTCCCGAGCCGCTCACGCGTTTCCTGTTTGCGAATTGAATCAGAGTTTCTGCCGGAGAAGCCACAAGCTCTCCGGTCAATGCACTGGAAAGCTCAATCATCCTTTCAGGTCGAAACGTCCTCTCGGATCGCCTCAGGTGGCACCAGGCGTCAACATAGATCACACCGTAATTCTGCGAGACAGATGCGATCTCGATCCTGCGCGCCGAAACTTCTCCGTCTGCGTCGCGATACACAACGTCAAATGTCATGTTGTTGACTGGGCGATCCTCCAGCCGCACTGCCTCAGACAGCGTGGGCTGATTAACCTGATCGAATGATTGTGCCGTCCTGGTGGACGCTAAAAATTCGTGAGCTTGATTTTTGGCGTCAGCCGCCGGACTCCGCCGCCCGCTTCTTAGGCGCGCGACGAGGATCACAAAAGCTAGAATCGCACACAGAACAGCAGCTGCCATAACCATGGGTGGCAATATCAAAGATGTACCCAAAAGCTGCAAACGGGACATATCCCTCATTTGCTGTTGACAGAGGGATATGTCCCTCATATCTTGTTCTCATCCGCAGCACTCCTCCTCCCAGTTGCGGACGCGCAACCCCGCCGGCTCTCCTCCTCCTCCCGCCGGCGGGGCATCGCTTCTGAGGGAAAGTTCAGGAGAGGCCGATGATCGAGTTCAGAAGTAATCCCAAGCCCCAGTGCACCGCTCCCCGTCAATCCTGCCGTCAGATTGCCGTCACTCGCATTGCCGACGCCATCCGTGAGCTCGCAGGTAGTGGCGAGCCAATCACCGAGGAAGCGCTCATCGCCCGCGACATCCCGCCGGCAGTGATTGCTCGATATGCTGAGCAGGCCCGCCAGGTGGCGCGCCGCAGCTTCGTCAAGCGAGGCTGATCATGCAGGTCGCACCCACTCATGATGGTATCGCCCGTAAGCTGCGTGATCCTCTCGCATGGTCAATCGCTCGCCCCGGCACAGAATATCATATCGAGCCATCAGACCAGCACACTCCGGCGGATCTCGATCCGCATGTTTCGCGCATCACTGACGACAAGTTCAGTGCACGGATCGTCACACTTGACGCAGAAGCAAATGCCATGCGCGAGAGCCTGACCAATGGCCATCTCCTGATCGGCCTTTTCGCTGCCGCCATGATCGGTGTGATTTGCGTGGCAACCGCTATCGGCGCCGTCACCCGAATCCCTGCAATCGAGCAGCAGCTCGCCTACGATGCGAGGGTTTAAGCGATGACCTCCACGACGATCAGGGAAGTTTTAGCGGGGCTGTCCGATGCGCAGGTAAGCGCTTCGGCGCGCGCGATGAACGACATCTATTTCGAGCGTTTCCGTCAGGTCGAATCTGAGGGCTTCGATAGAAGTCATGACGACCAGCATGACGACTTCAGCATGGCGAAGGCAGCCAGCGTTTACGCTGCATGCGCCACTGTGGGCGCAGCCGACCGCGCCGTCATGGATCAGTTCGGCCTGACTGGCGTGCCCGGAAAGCTTCAGGAACTTTGGCCATTGTCATGGGATATCTCCTGGCTAAAGCCAGTCTCCCGCCGTCGTGACCTCGTTAAAGCTGCAGCGCTGCTCATCGCCGAAATCGAACGGCTGGATCGCAGCGGGGCCGCTTTGATAGGTCGCGAGGCGGATACCACAGGCGGTGTGGCATGACCACGTTCAATGTCCATTTCACCCGCGCCGACGGCACAGCAGACAGCAGACGCGTCGATGCGGAAACGCCGAAAGACGCGGCATCCAGCATCACCAAGAAATTTCCCGGCGCCCGGATCGACAAGACAAAGCGATGGAAGGCGCCTGCAGACGCCAATGAGATCGGTGGTGGCGCATGACGCACCTTTGCGAAGTGATCACATTCCGGCCGCGCGGAGCAAAGCCGCAGATTGAGCAGCAACGCCGACCCAATTTCGAGGCTCTGGCGCACCTCGGCAACGCCGAAGATCTGCTGGAGGCCATCAAGGGCGCCATCGCGGCCGGCACTGAAAACGCCGCTGCTGGCACGCCTACGCTTGGCCTTGGCGGACTGTCGAAAGGCCGAACGCTCGGCTGGTCTGTCCAGCTAGTGCTCGAACTTGCGGCACTCACCAATGATCCCCTCGACCGCCAGCTCAGCGTCACGCTGCAGGACTGGTTGAGCCAGAAAGGAATGGGTCAATGAGCATCATCCGCCTAGACCAGGCTGAGCGCATAGAGGCGGAGCAGCTTTACCGCGCCATAGCGGACGGCGAAACGACCGAAGATCTGCTTCAGCGGTTCTACGATTTCGTCGGTGAGGCTGCAGGGCTGCGCCCCCCCCTATCCGAACTCAATCTCGCGCGCCTTTGCAGCACCCGTCAGGAGCCGGTCCATGGCTGACATCTGGTTTCGCGCGCACCACGCCGATTTCCGCAAGGCGCTCGCCATGATCATGGGCGCGGTCGACTTTAACAGCACGATCCCGATTCTCGGTCACGTCCTCTTCTCGATTGAGGGCGACGTGCTGACACTGCGCGCCTCCAACCTCGATCTGCAGGTCGATGCCGAATGCGAAATCTTCGAGAGCGCGGAGCGAGCGGCCTTCTGTCTGCCTGGTGACCGCTTGAAGGCCTTGTCTTCCAGCCTGCCGGACAGTGGCGAGATTGTTTTCGGATCTGGTCGCTTTAAGGATCAGGTCTCGATCCGCTCCGGCAAGGCAAGTCTATCGATCCCCTTCCTGCCGGGCGAGGACTTTCCCTCTATCGGCGATGGCAGCGGCGCCGACTGGTATGATGTGGACGGCAACGAACTGGCGCAAGGCCTCGGCAAGTCCAGCTTCGCTTACAACAGGCGCGACGATCGTGCCTATCTCGCCGGCCTCTGCGTGCATGCTCGCGAGATCGATGGCCGTCAGATTTTGACGCTCGTCGCCACCGACGGCATCAGTCTTGCGCGGGTCTACTGCCCCTCCACCCCGGAGCCCCGCCTGCCTGAGCGGCGCCACAGTTATCCACATGTGATCCTGCCCCCGAAGACGGTTGAGGGCCTGCGTAAGATGTTCGAAGGCGCGCAGAGAGGCTGCAGCATCGCGACCACCGATGCTCTGCTCTTCGCCCGGCGCGATGGCGTGACCATGATCTCAAAGTTGATCGATGGAACCTATCCCGGCTATGAAGGCGTCATTCCCAAGGGACGCGACCAGTACATCGAGGCCGTCACCGCCGACATCACCGCAGCCGTCCGACGCGTCAGTATCGTCATCGACGACCAGAAGCACGACGCTATGCGCGTGGTCATCACTCAGACAGGCATCAAGCTCGATCTCATCGGCGAGACCGGTGGCATCGCCGTCGAGGAGGTAGAATGTTCGGTCTCAGCCCCTGTGGACTTCGAGGTTGGCATAAACGGCGCGCAGCTCCTGAAGCTCATGGCGAATATTAGCAGTGAGCGTGTGCGGATGTATTTCACAGACACGTCCACGCCCGTCCTGGTCGTGCCCGTGGGCTCGGAGACTGAGATCTTTGTTCTTCAGGTCATGCGCTACCGCAATGCACCAGGTCGGGAGGCTGCATGACGCTCTCCACTCCCAAACCTACCAATGAAGAAAAGATGCTTCTGCAGAAGGCTGCGGAGCTTGAGCCTCTGATGTCCGCAGGCTGGCAGAGTTTTCGAAACTTCGAGGATGGTCGGACGGAGATAATGGTTATCGGCGACGCAGGATTAGACGCACGTCCGATTCTGCTGCTGACTGAAGACATTAGCTACTCGGACAGAGAGTTCGTCATCCGGGCGCCTCAGATGCTGAAGGCAGCGCTCTCGGCGCTTCGGTACGTGAAGGATCTGGCCAAGCGACAGGATGAAGAGATCCGGAGTCTGAAGGGCGACCCTGTTCCGGGCAAGACGAAAAGCAAGCCGGTATCTCAGTGGTGCGACGACTGCTGCAGAAGCAGTCAGTTCCAGCACTTCCTCAGAGATATGCACGGCGCAGATATTTCCGACCTTGAGAGAATCCGAAGCCGCGTTCGCACAATGCTCAACGTGAAGAGCCGCAGCGAACTCGATGCCAGCCCGGAGGCCGCAAAGCGCTGGAAAAACCTATGGGCCGATTTTCAGGCCTGGCAGAAGAACAACCCTTCCAACCAAAGGAGCCGAGCATGAACAGCATTCGAATTATCAAAGAAGATCAGTCTACACCCGTCCTTGGGGTGACTGATCAGGGCTGTATTGCCATCAGCCAGGGCGTTCTTTTCGAAAAGGACGGAAGGTCTGTCACTCCGCGCGCCGGTGAGTTTTCCACTGAGCTCATGACGGCCGGTCGGGACTACTGCCTACTTGTCGACGATAAAGACCACTCGGAATGGATCATTGCAGAAGCTGAAGGAAACCCAATCTCGGCGGGCGCCGTCGCGGGCTTTCACTACGCGCCCGGCGGTAACGCCAAGGGCACCGAAGGCGGCGACCCAACGCCAGCCATCAACTCTAATTCCATATGGGATCTCGACTTCCGCCCCGCATGCCCTGATCCGCGTGGAATGACACTGGTGACGGCGTCCGGACGTCGCATCTGGGTCGACATCTATCTGCTCGGAACCGAACACCGCGAACGCGGTACCTCCAGCTTTAGTGCAACCATCGCTGACGGCCGGGATCTGCCGCAGGCCGCCGATGAAGAAGGCAAAGCCCTAAACCTCGATTTTCACACGGCGTCGGCCATTTACGCCAGCCACGGCAAGCGCCTGCTGAAGGCGGAAGAGTTCTTCGCCGCCGCCTACGGCATCAAGGAACGCTGCTCGCGCTCGGACGAACCCAAGCGCTGCGGCGAGATGACTGACGATGCGCAACGCTTCATTAGCCAAGTGGGTCTCTTCGATGTCACCGGCACTATGTGGCAGTGGGGTACGGATGGACACCCGGATGATCCGCGTCCCTCCATCTTTGGCGGCTCCTGGCTGAACGGCAGCAGTGCCGGCTCCCGGTACGCGCACTTGGTCTGCTGGCCTGGGCACTCGAACGGGCACGTCTCTGCCCGTGGCGCCTGCGACCACCTGTAACCTGATCGGTTTGCGCGGAAGCGCAAACCTCACACCCCCCCCCAACATCAAGGACTACGACCATGACAGAGACTGCAAAAGCAATGCATGCTGCAATTCGCATTGATCGCATGACACCGCCGGCGCCAATCCTGATGCTTCTCGACGGTAAGCTGGCTGTTCGCGCCGGCGCAGGCGTCTATACGGAAAGTCACGTCGCGATCTTCACCGAGGACACGGAACTTCACACCGGAGATCTCGAAGCCGGCTGCGACTATTCCGTAAGCCTCGGCGCCGATGGGAAGCCTGTAGTCCAGCGTGCCGAGTCCAATCCTCTGCTCGGGGACGGTTTTGCCGGCTTCCACTATGCACCAGGCGGCAATGCGGAGGGTCGCAACGGTGGCAGCAAAGTGCCGGCGGTCAATCCCTTCTCCTTCTGGGATCTCGAATTCCGGCCCTCCTGCGCAGATCCGCGCGGAATGACCTTGGTGGAAGACGGTGACGTTCGTCTTTGGGTCGATATCTATCTGCTCGGAAAGGACCATAAGGCGCAAGGCACAAGCCGACATGGTGCGGAGATCGCTGACGGCGCTTCGCTCGATCTTCTGGATTTCAAGACGGCCGATTCAATCTTGTCTGCGCATGGCAAGCGTATGATGACCTATGATGAGTTCAGGGCTGCAGCCTACGGCGTGACTGAGAAGACGGCCACGCGCCGCGATCCCGTAACTACCGGCCTCGATGCAGAGCGTACCAGCCGCGCGGGCCTGATGCAGGCCACAGGCAATCTGTGGATCTGGGGTACGGACGGCGATCCGGATGATCCGCGTCCCTCCGTCTTTGGCGGCTCCTGGCTGGACGGCGGCGATGCCGGCTCCCGGTACGCGTTCTTGGGCTTCTGGCCTGGGGGCTCGTACGTGAGCATCTCTGCCCGTGGCGCCTGCGGCCACCTGACACCTGCATAGTTTGCGCGGAAGCGCAAACCTTCTTCATGAGGCAATCGAGACGCCATGATCCGCGATGAGTTTGTAAATGCGCAGGATCTGGCGATCGTTGAAAAATACGAGGCTGTCGTGACCTATCTTTACCCGATCCTGCAGGCTTTCCCAAAGCGCCATGGCGCTTTGCGGGAGCGGCTTGTCGGCTTGGTATTCGATCAGGTCGGCCTCTTGTATCAGGCAGCGAAATCCAAACAGGCGTCGAGGCTCTTTGCCGCCGACGCACATATGGCGACGCTGCGTTTCTGGTTGCGCTTTGCGGCCGACCCAAAGAACCGGCTCATCACGCCGCATCAGCACGCAGTGGCACTGCGCCACCTAGCAGAGACCGGTGCGATGCTCGGGCAATGGATCAAGTCGACAAAGAGCAACGGACGGTTGGGGTAATGACGCTTGGTCCCTCCATCTTTGGCGGCTCCTGGATGAACGGCAGCAATGCCGGCTCCCGGTACGCGAACTTGGACTACTGGCCTGAGAACTCGAACGAGAACATCTCTGCCCGTGGCGCCTGCGACAACCCAGTTTCGGCGCGCCGTCTTCCATGGAAGCGGCGGCCACATTCCACCGGCGCACGAGCGCCAGGGTGGTCGGCCCGACCGTCCGGCTTCGGCGAACACACTGCAAGGTCCGGTACAGCGGGGAGTAGCGGCGACGATGCTGTCGAAGCCCGCGACCGGCAATCCGGAGGAAAGCCCATGGCAAAGAAATTTCGCAACTTGATCGGCGACATCACGTCAGACGCCAATATGCGGCAGGCATTTCGCCTGACGTCGCGCGGTAAACGGCTGACGGCAGGATATCTGGAGTTCAAAGAGTTCTCTATCCTCAATCTGGAGGATCTCGCGAGCACCATGCGCGACGGAACCTATCGACCAGGCGCCGCGCAAGAATTCAGGATCTACGACCCCAAGGAGAGGCTGATCTCAGCGCTTCCGTTTGAGGATCGCGTGGCTCAGCACGCCGTCTGCGCAGTCATTGGCCCGATCTTCGAAGCAACGCTTTTGCCGCGGACTTTTGCCTGCCGAACCGGCAAAGGAACCCACGCCGCAGCTACAGCGCTGCAATCTGATCTGCGGAGACTCTCTCTCGACGGACAAGCCCTTTATGCCCTGAAGACAGACTTCTCGCGCTACTTCTACTCGATCGAGCGAGGTGCGCTGTGGCGGCTGATAGACGCAAAGATCTCGTGTCGCGCAACATCCTTGCTTCTGGAGTCCATGCTGCCACGCAGCGGGATCGGCCTGCCGATCGGCAGCCTGACGTCGCAGATATTTGCCAACATCTACGGCGGCGTCGTCGACAGGCATTTGCAGCAAACGATCGGTGAGCGGTTTTGGTATCGCTACATGGATGACATCGTTGTCCTCGGCAATTCGGTCGAGCACCTGCGCAAGGTCCGCCAGTCCATTGAGGACCTTTCGCGTGACAGTCTTGGCTTGCGATTCTCCAAGTGGAGCATCCAGCCGGTCGGTCGAGGCGTGAATTTTGTTGGCTATCGCATCTGGCCAACTCACAAGCTTCTGCGCCGTGACAGCGTGGTGCGGGCGCGCCGGAAGATCCGCGCCTACCGCGCTGCCGGAGATCACGACCACCTGCAGCGCTTTCTTGCCTCATGGCTTGGCCACGCCGGGTGGGCCGACAGTCGAAACCTCGTCCGCAGCATGGGCGGAATTCTCACGGAAGGATCAAAACGATGACTGACATCCTGCGTTGCCCGATCTGCGACAAGCCTTTGCAGCCTGACGATCTCTGCGCCTCGGATATAGAGATGGGCGCTTGCCATGCCGAGTGCTTGGAAGGATCACCCGTCGTTGACCTCGATACCGGCGAGGAGATGCCCGGCAGTAAGGTCGACACCTTCCACGCTCGCGAGATCATGGAGCAAGGCAGCGATGGCTGATCTATCCGACTCTCAATGGTGCTTCCTCGACATCCTCGTGCGGGCAAGACGTCGCGGCATCACCCGCGTTCATCGCCACGAAATCCTGAACAGCGGCCTGCCAGACACCGCGAAAGTCCAGCTGGTCTTTGGTGGTCTGCTGATAGCCAACAGCGACCTGGTCGCGATGCACGGCGCCCACGAGTTCGAAATCACCGAGCGGGGCCTTCGAGCCTACAACACGAGATTCGGCAAGGGCGAGGCTGCAGCGCGACCGTCTCACGTCGCCGACCTGGTCATCCCCCTGCCCGATCGTTCCATGGAGAGAATGCAATGAACGAGCCGATCGTCACCATCAACGGCACGACCTTGAATACAGCGCAAGCCATGACCTTGCGTGTAGCGGTTACCGACTTCCTGACCATGATCAGCAACGTTGGCGAACTCGGCGAAGATCAGACCGGGGAAGAAATACGCCAAGGATACGCGGCGCGATCGAGTGAGATTGTCAGCCTCATGCTCAGCCCGGCGGCCCCATCACTTGCAATCGACACAGAGGCGATGGACAGGGCATGGCGCACATGGATCGAGACATCCGATTGCCGCACTGCTGTAGGGCATTTTGCCTTCGCGGCTGTCTACGCTGCCGCGAAGGACGCCACCCCACCACCCTCATCACATGTGGTTGGCGATCTGGACTACTGCTTTGACCCAGAGAATTGGGAATTCACCTGCAGTTGGCCCGAGCGCGATCAGGTCCACGGCTACGGCGAAAGCTTGAAGCCGGGCCAGCCGATGCGTGTCTGCACTTTGCTGAAAGGACCGGACAAGTGGGTCGCTGATGTGCCCATTACATGGGACGAGGAGGGCGAACCAGACGAAACGGAAATCAGGTGGTTTGACAGCGAGGAAGAGGCACGCGCCGCCCTCGCCACCACGGAGGACAAGGACAATGGCTAGGCAGGTCAACCGATCGCTGCACGACCGCGCCATGGATCGCATCGACCATGCTCTTGGCAGGCCAGTGGACCCCATGGCCGAGACATATCGGAACCACTTTGCCATTGACGCGAGCAGCAAGATCGCTGCGGAGTTCGAAGCTTCGCCCTATTGGGACAAGCATGGCAACGGCGCGCCAGGTGGCATGGTCTTCTACTACGTCACGGACGAAGGCCGGGCTGCTCTACGTCGACACCTCAAGGAGATTGGCGACCAGCACCGGCTCTATGCCGTCACCTATCTGGGACAAACTCAAGAGGTAGTCGCCGTCTCAGCTGCCAAGGCGAAATACAGCCTGTGGCTCGATATCTCCGACTGCTTCTGTGACCTGACGTTCGGCAAGTTCTGCCGAGCCGCAACCGTGAGGAAAGCAGCATGATCAACCCTGACCGCATCTCACTTAGCCAGAACGAGGTGAAGGCCCTGCTCTACGGTGAGCCCAAACACGACTTCACCGCTGCCATGACGCGATTGGCAGGGTGGCTGGCCGAGTACGGTGACGCCGAGAGCGCCACCCCATCGCCCGGACCGAAAACGGAGGGCTGACTTTGACGCGAGCCAGCTTCCGCCAGGTCGAAATCGAGCGAGTTCTCCGCGCCGCGAACAAGGCCGGGTCTATCGTGCAGATGGATATGAAGACGCTGATCGCGACGATCATCCCTGCTGCCGGCGAAAAACTGGTTGACGCCGACGGCAATCCGCTGGGCATCCTGCCATCGGGCAATGTTGCCCACGATGGAAAGGAAAACTGGGATGAGGACTGACAGGCCCGGCTACCAGAGCCGAGCAAGGAAGAGCGGACCACCCGTTCACTACTGGAACCCGCAACGAGCAGTCAAAGGTGCATCTAAGGCGCTGGGACTGGTTCGCTTGCCCGACGATGCCACGGACGCGGAAATTTCCGCGACGTGCCAACGCCTCACGAATGAGCTTCGCGCCGAGGTGCGCAGCTCCGGCGTCGCCCCGGCCTACGACGGCACGATCAGATCCCTAATCGACAAGTACAGGCACGACGAAACCAGCTCATGGCACAGCGTCAAGCACTCGACACGAATTCGAGACTATGAACCGAGCCTTCGCGTCCTTGCGAAAAACGTCGGCGATCGCTCGATCGAAATGCTTCGTGGGTCAGACTTCAATCGCTGGTTTGCACAGTGGAAGAAGAAGGGTCACCGGAGAGCAAGTGGCGCGATGAAGCTGCTGCGCATCATCCTGTCATATGGAGCCGGGGAACGGCTGCGAGGCTGCAAACAGGCTCGCGATATTCTCGCCGACATGCGGTTTGAACTACCCGCAAGCCGCGACGTCGTGATGACCTACGAGCAGTGCCTCGCCATCGTGCAGAAGAGTGCGGAGTTGGGCTGCCCGTCGATCGGATTCGTCGAGGCGCTGAAGTTCGAAACCGCACTTCGTCGCATAGACGTGATCGGAGAGTGGGCACCCGCAGAGGATGGAGGTCCGTTCCGTTGGCGAGGCCTCACGGTTCAGAACATCTCGAAGGATCTTGTTCTGAAGATCCGCACCAGCAAGACAGGGTCTGAAGTCGCACGCGATCTCAAGACCATGCCGCTCGTCGTCGAGGCGCTGAAAGCCTACTCCATCCCGGAGATCGGCCCTGTCGTGATCGATGAAGACCACGGCAAACCCTACTGGGAAAATCGCTATGCCGAGAAGTACCGCAAGGTTCGGGATGCTGCAGGCGTTCCGGACAATGTCTGGTCGATGGACACCCGCGCAGGCGCCGTGTCGGAGACCGTCGAGGCAACCGGGTCGCTCGAAATGGCGAGTGCTCTAGCCACGCATTCGACGACAAAGATGACCAAAAAGTACAGCCGCGGCGACGGCCTTGAGGCCAGCCGCAAGATTGCCGAAGCACGGGCAGCCAAACGCCCAGTGTAA